TGGCTACCCCTTATTGAAAAATACTTTAGACAAGAAGACCATCTCGAAGTGAGTAGGATAATCTTTTGTGAATCTTCTGGGCGGTCAAGAGCTGAAAATGTAAATAGTAATGGAACGAAAGATATAGGACTTATGCAGATAAATGATACAACATACGATTGGATTTCAAATAAATTAGGTTGGTATGGAGAAAGAAAAGACCCAGAATTTAATTTAAAGATGAGCTCTTGGCTTTATTATAAGTCTGGAAGCCATCATTGGAATAGTTCAAAGATTTGCTGGGGAGAAAAATGAAAAGAATAAAAGTTCTAGGTAAGTGGAGCCATGTATTCGAAGTACCAGATATACAAACAGCTGTAAAGAAAGCACAAGACTTATCAGATTTACTTGATACTCTGAATTTTCAAATCACTGGAGTTCAATTCGTTGAGTTCCAGATAGAAGAATATGATGAAGAAGATACTGAGTTTGAAGAAGAATGATTGATGTAGCTTTTATCGTTGGAGTATTTATTGGAGTAAATTATCTTGCTTGGTGGTTGATTAAGAATGACAAGATATGATATTTGATGAACCTTTGCTTGATGACATAGATGATGAACTAACAATGGAAAACTACAAGCCCTTACCAAAATCTCTGACAATCAAAGAAAGCGATATTGATGGGCTTGGATTATTTGCAACAGTTGATATAGAAAAGAATACAACATTAGGTGTGAGTCATGTAAAGCATCATGATTACTTGAATGGATACATAAGAACTGCACTAGGTGGCTTTGTAAATCATTCATTAGAACCAAACTGCAAACTTAGAGAAGTAGGTAATGAAATGTATTTACATACACTAAAAGAAATAAAATCTGGCGAAGAACTAACATTGACTTATAAACTTTACGACCCAGTGGAGATTATTGATGAGCGATAGAAAATTTTTCGGATTAAAGAAAAAAAATAAATACTTAGACCAAGAGATAGTAGATAAACTCCTTTATGCAATTAGTAAAGGTTCATATATAAAAGATGCTTGTGTGTTTGCTGGAATAGATGAATCAACCTTTTATAGATGGAGACAGAAAGCTGAAGAAGGTAATGAAGAACTAGAAGAACTATTCTCTAAGATTTCTCTGACTGAAGCTCAGTTCAAAGTAAAAGCATTAGATTTTTTGATGGATATAGCGACTGAGGATAGAAACCCTAGAGTGATTCAATGGTTGCTTGGAGTCAAATACCCAGAACAATTTGGAGATACAAGTAAATTACAAATAGAAAATACTAATGAAGTTATTGAAGTTCAGTTTGCAAATGGTATTCCTTACACTGATTTTCAATTGAATAATGGTTCTGATGAAGAAGATGTGCAAGATGTGCAAGTCGAAGAGCAAGAAAAAACAAAAGATGATACACTTGAGAATCATGAATGAAGAAGAAGTAAATCAAAAGTTTGTAGATATTGTCATGGATAATTTTGCAGATTATCAAATTGATGGAGAGATATTTGAAGATACTGTTGAATATATTATTCCAATGCCTAATCCAAATATTTATTTTGTCTCAAAGCTACAACCAGAAGAAGTAGAACAAATATTTAATGATTTACTAAGATGGCTTCGTGATGGATATTCTTTCTAAACCAGTACGAAAACAATACAGACTACCACCATTGCACCCAGCTCAGCAGTTAGTTGCATTATCTAATAAGAGATTCAGAATATTAGTTGCTGGTCGAAGGTTTGGAAAAACATTACTTGGTACATCTTTATGTATTGCAAAAGCAATGCAGGGTGGAAATGCTTGGTGGGTTGCTCCAACTTATGCAATGGCTTTGGAAGGTTGGAAAACAATCAGAGACTTAGCTGGACAGTATGGGTTTGAAATAAAAGAATCAGAGAAAACAATTACAACTGGTAATGGTGGATTCGTGACTGTAAGAACAGCAGACAATCCAGATAGACTTCGTGGTGCTGGTCTTGATTTGATTGTATTAGATGAATGTGCGTTTATAAAAGAACAAACATGGAAAGAAGTATTAAGACCAACTCTTACTGAGCGTAAAGGTGGAGCTCTATTTATCAGTACTCCGAAAGGAATACAGAACTGGTTCAAAAGATTATATGATGAAGCTGAGACCGCAGATGATTGGGAGAGATGGACATTCACTACTTATGACAATCCATTTGTTGATAAAGCAGAGCTTGAGATTGCTAAGAGAGAGATAGGTTCTTTCTTATTTAGCCAAGAGTATGAAGCTCAGTTTGTTGAGCAGACTGGTGGCTTAATAAAATCTGAATGGTTTAAGTATTATAGAAAAGAAACTTTGACCGAGTTTGATGAAAATGGAAACTACAAAGATTATGTTTATTTATCAACTCAATCTGGCTCGGTAAAAATGGAAGACTTATCTATTTACACTTCAGTTGATTTAGCAACAAGTACAAAACAATCAGCTGACTACACAGCAATAACTACTATCGGACTTGATAAACAAAATAATGTTTATGTCTTAGATGTAATCAGAAAGAGAATAGAAGCACCAGATATTGTAAAACAGTTAGAACAAGTGTATGAGAAGTGGAATCCAATATCGATTGGAGTAGAATCAGCTGGATTCCAATTAGCATTAATTCAAATCATTCGCAGACAAACTACACTTCCGATAGTAAAGTTAAAGGCAGATAAGGACAAGTTAAGTAGGGCATTACCATTATCTGCAAAAATGGAAGCTGGTATGGTATTCTTTCCTAATGATGCATTGTGGTATTCTGAACTGGAGAAAGAGCTGTTAGTATTTCCTAGCGGAGACCATGATGACCAAGTGGATAGTCTTGCTTATGGAATATTGCAAGTTGCAAAGAAGAAGACACTAAGAGCTTATTGAGGAGAAGATGGAAGAACGAAGGAGCTTTAGAGATTTAATTTTTGGACAGAGAAGGTTCAGAGATGACAGAACTAATTACAAAAGAACAACTGGATTTAATTTTTTTAGAAATGACCCTAATGATTTAGTTTATGGAAACTCTTCTTATATTCTTGGCTACAACACATCTGCTGGAGACTTCAATATGTCTGGGCTCGGCAATGGAGAATCTAACTCAGCAGTCACTGCATGTCTTCAAGTATTAGGAGTATCTTTCTCAGAAGCTACACTGCAAGTGACATTTGTTGATGAAGATGGGCAAACACAGCTTATTCCTAACCACCCATTTGCAACTTTGATGAGAAGGCCTAATCCATATATGTCTGGAGATATTATTCAACAATATATTATTAATTCAATTCATGTATCTGGAGATGCATATTTAATGAAGCAGAAGAATAATGCTGGAGAGCTTGTCGGTCTATATCCATTGTTTCCAGAACAAATAAAAGCAAAAGGTTCAAATACAGAATTGATTACTCATTATGAATATGACTTAGATAATGGAAAGATGGAAATAAAAAATACTGATATGGTTCATATCAGACTTGGGCTTGACCCTAAAGACCATAAGAAAGGTAATGCACCTTTGAAAACAGTATTAAGAGAAATATATGGAGATGAATCTGCTGGTCAAATGGCTACTGCTCTACTTGCAAACTCTGGAGTACCTTCAATGTTAATAACTCCAAAAGATGATTATGGTATTACTGAAACAGAAGCTGAACAAATATCAAGAACTTATCAACAGAAAGTTGGTGGTAGAAATAAAGGTAAGCCATTGATTCTTTCTGGTTCTATGAATGTAGAGAGATTAGCTTTCTCTCCTAAAGATTTAGACATAGGAGCTCTTAGAAGAATCCCAGAAGAGAGAGTCTCAGCTGTACTTGGAGTTCCAGCAATCTTAGCTGGTCTAGGAGCTGGGCTTGAAAGAGCAACATACAATAATACTTCTGAACTTAGAGAGTTCTTTACTGAGCAGAAGCTAATACCTTTATGGAGAATGGTCGCAGAAGAATTGACTCAACAAGTATTACTTCCAGACTTTATGTCGAATCAAGCAGTATCTGCTGAATATGACTTTTCATCTGTTAGGGCTTTACAAGCTGATGAGAAAGATATGTATGACAAACTAAATGTAGGAGTACAGGGCGGTTGGATAACTGTTGCTGAAGCGAGAAAACAAGTAGGACTTCCAACAAATGAATCACAAGAAGTGTATCTATTGAGTAATTCAGTTATACCGACAAAAGCAGATATGTCTCAAGAGAATCCAGCACAACAAGAAGAACCAGAAGTACCAGAGACTCCAGAAGTAGTGACAGAAGATATGGAAGAGAACCAAGAGAAAAGTTTTGAAGATAAGGTTGTTAGGAAAGTAGATAATCAATTCTGCGTGATTGCCGAGAACTCTGGTAGGAATATGGGTTGCTATCCAACTAGAGAACTAGCAGAAGCTAGATTAGAACAAATATCAAGATTCAGTGATAATCCAAAAGCAATGGTTGCTATGGATTCTTTTACAACCATTGAAGAGGCCAGAAAAAGAGCAGAAGAATTAGGGTGCGAAGGAACACATACAATAGACAGAGATGGTAATACAATTTATATGCCTTGTTCAACTCATGAGCGATACGAACAAGCACTAGAAGAAAATCAAAGACCAGCTGACAGAACAACCTATGGCTCGGCTTGAAGATTTATCTATCGGAGATGCAGTAAGCTGGTCGATACCAAAGCCACCGCAAGAAGATAGCATTGCACATGGAATTATCAAATCACTGAACAGAGAAGATGAAACTGCTACGATTCGAGTATGGGCAATATTAGAGAATGGAGAACATGAAGAAACTGATAGAGATGTTGAAATCGAAGTTGGAAGACTTAGAAAAATATCTAATTTCGTTGATGAAGAGAATAAGCAAGTTTCTGCAAGAGTTGAGCGAGTACTTAGAGACAAAGTAGAAGAACACAACGAAGACAATCCAAGATATAGAGCAACATTCAGAATGCTCGAAGCTGTATTCAGAAGAGGTATAGGAGCATACAGAACTAATCCAGCATCAGTGCGTGGTAATGTTCGTTCTGCTGACCAATGGGCTTATGCTAGAGTAAATGCTTTCTTGAGAGCTCTTCGTACTGGTAAGTTTCCTAGAAGTGCATTTGATACTGATTTACTTCCAAGCAACCACCCATTGAGTTCTAAATCCTACGAAGGAAAACAAGTTGGTACAGTTCCAGAGTTTATTAGAAAGAATGCTCAAAGGGGATTGGACAATTTAGAATTTGCTGGTTCTGGTCTTAGAGATAAAACAATTAGAGAAGCTCGATTGATGCGTGATGGTCAAATATCAGAAGATAAAGCTATCCGCATGAATGCATGGTTCTTACGACATGAATCAGACTTAGTATCTGAAAGAGCAAATGAATTTCTTCGTGGAGAATCAGATAGAATGACTGCTGGTCAAGTAGCTTGGTTGCTTTGGGGTGGAGACTTAGATAG